AGCTTTCTCCCTGCTGCTTTTTTAAAAGTATGAACCGTAAATTGGAACAGGTCCTCGAGAGGCTTAGGGCCGCTCGCTCTACCTCCAAAAGTTTTAAGCCTAGCTCCTGCAGGTCTGATTCCTGAAGTATCCCATTTTGGCAATCTTCCTGAATATAATAAGCTAATGAGTTCACGGTATGCACTAGCCCATCCAATTCGGCTGTCTTTAACTCTAATTGTTGTATCAGTGTCATAAAATTCCTCCGCAATAGTAGGTAGGTTATTAGTAAACTGACGTTCTACACTAAAGCCTACGCCAGTACCACACATTAAAACATACATTACTTCATCAAATGCTTTAGGGGAATCAATAGCAATAAAGCTACAATTGTAACCAGCTATTTCATCACGTTCTAAAGCAGGGCCTGCTGCCATTAAACATCTCATACTAGGCATTACATCTAAATTTTGTATTGCTTTGTTTACATCTTCTGTAGGAAAAGTATCAGGGAATCTATTACTAAAGAATCCAGTGTATCTATCTACAGTTTCTTTCCATGTCTCTCTACGACTTTCTTCAGGCATCCATCTAGCATAGCGGCTTGCATGAATAAAACGTTGGTAGTCTGTTAATTCCATTAGTCTAAATCTCCGTCCATGGATAGTTGTTTGTTAAAGAATTCGTATTTATCTTCAATACGGTCAAAGAAAGCATCAACAAGATCAAAAGAATTTATATCTAAGATTTCTAATAAAGTTATTTCATCGTACTCTTCAGCAAGTTTTCTTTTAATTTCTTGCAATGTTAATGTCATTTTATGTTTTAAGTTCTTTCAATAGTTCTACATAATGGATAATCTTATTAAGATCTTCTACTCCACCTTTGTCTTGCCATCGGCATATATATTTAATAATGTTTCCTTCAATATAAGGAAGATTATTTTTAGTAATAAATTCAACAGGTTGGATTACAAACTTCTTGTAATGTGTACCTGCCACTTGTTGTTCTATAGCTTTTTCTAATTTAGGAAATTTACTCATGCTATTATTATACCATGCCTTTCTGAGATTTGCAAGACTTTTTAGAGGGGTTATGATGATAGTAGTTACTACGTTTTTTATCTATGTAGCAAGCCATTGATAGGAATATAATTATTAATACAATCATACGTTAACCAATTTCTGTGATCCTTTTGGTTTGAGATTTGTACTATCTCTGAACCAATTACCACATGTTCTACATTGATAACGTTGGTATCTGCTAGTTGTAGTAATATTAAATCCACGTTTCTGTACGTTTTTAGATTGACAAGTAGGACAGCAATCAGTCGTACCATTAATTACATTGTTGTTAAGGTGATTTTTAATCCAAGGTTTAAATCGTTCATATACTTTCTCAAGAAGAATAACATCATTCTTGTTGTATGCTTCCATAATCTTCCATGCTTTAGGAATACCAGCCATACACTGTACCCATAACTCATGACCACTGTGTTCAGTCTTCTTACCTAATCCTAGTTGCTGTGCAACATAATCAAGTTTGTTAGATACAAATCTAAAGCGACCTTTAGCAACAGTAAGCAAATCAATTTCTTTAAATGGGGCAGGTGGGAACATGCCATGTAATAAGAATTCTTTATTGAGTGATGGGATATCAAATCGTTTACCGTTGTAATGGATGACGGCATCAGCCTCATCTAGTAATTTATGAATGCCTTCAAGCATTTTCTTATCACCAGACTTTTTAATAGAATCAAACATCATCTTTTTATCACCAAGCCATTTGGCTGCATAACACATAACATACGAAGATTCTTGTAGTTGATTGATACCAATATTCTGATCCCATATTCCCCATACGTGTGCCACGTTGGGTGCCATTTCAATATCTAATAAAAGTATCTTACTCATTTTTGTTCCTTTGGTATTAAAGTTAATGCCACACTTACTCGTTGATCATACATATTTAAATAGGGTAACCAACTATGAACAACATGTCCATGTAAAAATATAGCAGTATTTGGTATAGGCATAATATATTTTACTTTATTATCTTCGGAATAATAATAAAAATGGCCTCCCCAAGAAGGATGGTAGTTTTTATTTGTATAGAGAATCATAGTATACCAATTTTCTCGACCTTCTCCAAGCGAATCAGCATGTTCTTGTCCACCTATACCATATCCCGTAGAGTTTGCTCTAATGTTTTTAGGATGATTAATATTAACTTCTAAATTATAATCTTTAACTTTATCGTTAACAATATCTACAAACTTACTAGAAAAGAATTTATCATTGTCTAAATAACGAATCCATTGACCTACACCATAATACCAACCTGGAGACTTTAATATTTCTTCAACAGTATTCCAATCTTCTTCTGAAAGAAAATCAGGGATATTAAAAAATAAAGGTATTTTTTTCATTTATATTTCTTTTACCAATAGAGTTCTATCTTATTATTTCTTTTTATTAAATGTCCTTGAAGAGTAATACGATGTTCTCCTTGAACAATTTGTTTTAGTCCTGCTATTCTATGTACACTTAAACCATCATGCCATACAATTTGTTTTTCTTGGTATTCTAAATGTTGTACATTACCTTTAGAGTCTAGCCAATCTATACCACCTCCTAATGTAGGAAGTTTAATTACAATAGTAACTGTTGAGTTGTTTGTACCAATTAAAGCTAACTTTTCTTGAGGTTTATCTGTATGCCAATTGCCTGCTATACCTTCAAACTTTAAATCAGATTCAAATATATGAAACCCTGGATAAGCTAAGTCTTCTGTTAATGTAACAGGTTCATTTAATTCTTTTGAAAGATATGTTAAGATTGTATCATATAAATCTGAAAAGTTATTAAGTAATAATTTATTAAACTTACCTTTGTTACCTTCATACTCAAGACTTCCACCATCTAAGTAAGCATTTTTACCTAATGTATAAAAAGGAAAATCACTAGATCTTAATTCCCAATGACTTTTAAGTTCAAGTAATTTATTAGTAATAGCCTCATTATCAATATCTAATGTGCATACTTTAAAGTTCATTTACGATCCTCAGAAGTTTCTACATGAATAATTCTTAAATCATTTGCATTAACATTAGGTAAAGCAGCAAGGAATAATTCCATTGCATGATTCTTAGCTACGTTTTCATTTGGACAATGAACCCGTATCTCTGTTTCATAACGAATCTTTACCCAATAGTTTTGCTTATTCATTTATAATTTAATCTTTCATCAAGCATTGCATCTGCAATTTTATAAGATTGTTCTGCAAACTTTTTAACATCTGCATAAGACTTAACACGCAATAAACTATTTAGTGCTTCTAGTGCAAAGTAATCTCTAAGATTCATACCTGTATAGATTTGTTTGTTGTTATCTTGACACGGAAAAGCTGGTGAATTTCCTTGACTCATGATACCATACCTCCATCTTCTTTAAATAAATCTAGTTCTTGTTGGGCTACATCTGTAGCAATACTAAACACACCACGTCTTACTAATTCTTTAATAGCTAAATCCATTAAGAACGAAGCTTCATTAGCATCAACATGGAAATCAAAGTCTAAAGATCCATCAGAGTTTTGCACACAATTCTTTATAATCACTTAACCAATCCTTTCTAAAGTCTAACCACTTAAAGCCGTTAGCATCTGCCCACATCCAATAAGTTGTTTTACTACGTTTGTTAATTTTATTATCAGGATTCATAAACAAAAAGATAATAGTTGTATCAGGATTACAATCTCTAAACCATACCATCTTTTGTCTTGTATCTAAATCCAGTTTACCTTTTGCTTCTAGATAAATCTTTCTACGTCCTGTTCTAAAGTCAGGGATATACATTCGTTCCTTTTCAGGTTGTATATATTTAAACTTATCAGGTTCATATTTAACTGAAGGAAAGTTACTCTTCAGGATTTTCCATACTTGTTCCTCGAGTTTGCTCTTGAACGAGTTCATTAAACCTATCCTTCCAGTCTTCATTTTCTTTACGTCTAATCCATAACACACGACCATTCATTAAGAATTCTTCATCATTGCTGTATGCTTCACGAACAGCATTAAACATTTCTTGTTCTGTTACACAACCAGCTAGAATCTTTTCTGCTTTCTTAGGGCCAATCTTTTCAATACCTTTAATGTTATCAGAACGGTCTCCAGTCAAACATTGCATATAGAAATGACGCATACCTGAATCATTGGTAACTTCTTGAAACTCGTCTTTAACAAAGTTATAGTGCCGACCAGGAATCATAAGTAGGTCTTTGTCAATAGAGCATATGATTGTATCCTCTGTTTGAGCAATACCTAAAGCGTCATCAGCTTCTTGTCCATCAATTACTTCTGCATTAAATGTAGCAATAAGATATTGTCTACACTTTTCAAGCCAGAATGGTTTCTCTTTAGGACGATGAGCTTTATACTCAGGGTATATTGTATACCTAAAGTTATTCTTTCCTGTTAAGAAGAGACGATACTCAGTTGCTTCAGTATTAACTAGGATTTGATCTATTAGATCTTCTGCTCTAGCATATACAAAGTCTTCGGCATCGTCATCTTCTAACGTACAGGCAACCCTATACGCTACTATGTCAGCATCAATAAGAGCTTTCATTATAGAGGAAAGTCATCTTCCATTTCATTAATTGCATCAATGCCTGTTGATTTAGCAAAGACATAGTCTTCGAATTGTTTAGCAATAGCTAATACTTCTTCTACTGATTTACCTGGACCTAGTAACTCTACAGCACTAGATAAAGATGATTGACGAACGATTAGCACTTGACGTGCAGCACGTTCTTCTTTAGTTTCATAG